ACTATGGGAACTGGCAAAGCTAAATTCGAATTTAAAGAAGGTGAAACAGAAGGTGAAATGGAAGAGGACTATGGTTCTAAGAAACACGAATACAGACGTAAGAAAGTAGACGGTGTTGAAAAGAAAGCTGGTGACGAAAAAGGACACTACAAGGATTACGAAAAGAAGGAAGCTAAAGAAGCTGCACGTACTTACGGTTTCGGATCGAAAGAAGGTAGAGGTTTAAGAAAAGGTATCACTAACAATAGAAATTATGTTTATGGTGATAATGGTGTAAAAGTAGAATCTGTCGAAGCAGAATTAAAAGTGTTGAGAGAGAAGAATGAAGAGTACAGAAAAGCGTTGAATGTTTTCAGAGAAAAACTTAACGAAGTTGCTGTATTCAACTCAAACTTGGCATATGCAACGAGATTGTTCACAGAGCACTCCACTACCAAAAAAGAAAAAATAAACATTTTGAGAAGATTTGATTCAGTTGAAAACTTGAAGGAGTCAAAGAATCTCTATAAGACTATCAAAGAGGAATTGGACACTACCGATTCTAAGAGCATTAATGAAAGCGTTCAAAGATCGGTAAATAATTCTGTTTCTTCAGGATCTGCACAAAACCTCATTGAGTCTAAGACATACGAAAATCCACAGTTCTTAAGAATTAAGGATTTGATGTCAAAATTATAAAATAAAAATTCTCTAAAACAAAAATTAAAATGGGAGCATTATTAGAAAGTGGTCTTGTTGGTAACATCGGTCTTAAGCACCTTAAAGTTATCAAAGAAGATACAATCAACAAATGGGACAAATTAGGATTCCTCGAGGGTCTTAATGGACACCTTAAAGAAAACGTAGCTCAGTTGTACGAAAACCAAGCTTCATACCTCATAAACGAAGCTTCAACAACGGCTGACTCAGGTTCATTCGAAACTGTAGTTTTCCCAATCGTTAGAAGAGTTTTCTCTAAACTTCTTGCTAACGATATCGTTTCAGTTCAGGCAATGAACTTACCTATCGGTAAGCTTTTCTACTTCGTACCTCTAATTCAGGATTACAGAGTAGACACTGCAACTAATAAACAACACTACGCACCTTACGGTGCACCTAATGCGGAAGCTGGTCAAACACCTAACAGTGGTTATGACGTAAACCAACAGAAAGACCTTTATGATAGATTCTACGAAGGTAACGAAGCTGCTTTGGATCCTCCAGGTCTTTTCGACTATTCAAGAGGTGAGTGGACCGCTATCACAGCACCAATCACATCTGTCTACACAGCAACTTGGGCTGGAACTAATTTAGCACCTGCGAACTATGCGTACAACTCAGCAACTACTAAAGTATTGTTGATTATGACAGGTTTTGCATCAGACGGTGCTGGTAAACTTATCGGTCCTGATGGTAACCCAATGGATACTGAAACTTTCTTGGCTGGTTTGACAATCAGAGGTGCAGCTGGTAACATGTGGACTTCAGCTAACACGTCAAACAACTATCTATTCAGAGTTGTTACTCAAAGATATGGTAAAGGTATCGTTCAATACGGTTCACAAGCGACAGCTCTTTACCCAAGTAGTTTAACTGACGGTGGTAGATACGATGACGTTTGTAACGCTCAAGGTCAAATCTATTTGGAAGTTGACCTTACAGTACCTGCAGAGGTAGGTGCAAACAGTATCGATGGATATGCTGGAACACCGTTCTCTTCGAACACTTCGGCAAACAATGCGTTTGTTTCTACTTACAGACTTTACAAGAACTTGGAGTTTGAAGATAAGATCGGTGAAGTTTCTTTCGACCTTCAGTCTGTGACTGTTTCGGTTACTGAAAGAAAACTTAGAGCTCAATGGTCTCCTGAAATGGCACAAGACGTTGCGGCTTTCCACAACATAGACGCTGAAGCTGAATTGACAGCTTTATTGTCTGAACAAGTTGCTGCGGAAATCGACCGTGAAATCTTGAGAGACCTTAGAAAAGGTGCTGCTTGGGATCTTCGTTGGGACTACAATGGATGGAAGAGACTTGGAACAAACGCAGTTCCTTACACACAGAAGGACTGGAACCAAACTCTTATCACAGCAATCAACCAAATCTCAGCTCAAATCCACAAGTCAACCTTAAGAGGTGGTGCTAACTGGATCGTTGTATCTTCAGAGGTTTCTGCAATCTTCGACGACTTGGAATACTTCCACGTATCGAACGCAGCTCCTGAGCAAGATCAATACAACATGGGTATCGAAAGAGTTGGTACACTTGCTGGTAGATATCAGGTTTACCGTGACCCATACTTCCCTGCAAACCAGGTGTTGTTAGGACACAAAGGTACATCATTACTTGATACAGGTTACATTTACGCTCCGTATGTACCTCTACAACTCACTCCAACGATGTATAACCCATTCAACTTCACCCCGATCAAGGGTATCATGACAAGATACGCTAAGAAGATGGTGAACAACCGTTTCTACGGTAGAATCACAGTTGATGGTGTTAGAACATTCGACTTGAGAGAATTGAGATAATATCTCAAAACACTTTATCAAAGGGGACTTCGGTCCCCTTTTTTATTTTCTATACTTTGGTTTACAATACGGAGACTCATTTCCAAAATACAAACACCTTAAAACTTCGACCTCAGTTCTGAGTTGTTCATATTTATCCCCATAATAAGGTCGATGTCCATTCCTAACAACTGTTGTAAGGAAGTATTCACCCTCAACTATACGTTTACTCATTTCGTTCTTGTTCATCACTCTAATGCAAAAAAAATGGGTCCTACGACCCTGTATTATTCTGATTCAAATCAGTTCGATTAAGTATTCTTATGGATTTGGAAAGAATCTCTGATTCTTCCAAAGAATATAAACCTTTACTCAATGCAGCATTAATAGCTAATCTAATTATGTATAAAGATTGTTCCTCAGTCAAGTCACCGATAAAAGATTCAAAATGAGAATCTTCTTTTATCTGAATTCTATCAAAAAGTATAAACGAATTGTCCATTGTATTTATATATAAGAAAAAGAAAAAATATGTCAAATAACTCACAAGAATTTCTTGAAAAAATGTTAAATGAAGATTTAGCAGTTTGGTTCGGTACGAAAAAAAAACCGAAAGGTTCCAAACAACCAAAAGGACCATGGGTTAATATTTGTAGAAAAAAAGAGGGTGGAGGTCATCCACCTTGTGGAAGACCTGATGCGGATTCGAAAGGTTATCCAAAATGTAGGGCAGCTGGCGTTGCTTCAAAAATGACTGATTCACAAAAAAAGGCGGCTTGCGCACAGAAAAGAAGTGCAGAAAAAAAAGACCCCAAAGTTGGTAAGGGTAACAAACCAACTATGACGTCTTACAAACCAAAGAAAAAAAATGAGGGACTGAGAGACCTAATACAGAAAGTTCTTAAGGAGTCTTTGAAGTCGAATCATTAGTGGAGACAACGTTACTGTCAATTGTTTCAGTAGTTACGAGATTGACAGGTATATCAACTTTAGGTTCTGAACTTTGTTTTATTAAAACTTTCTGAATAGGTTTAACCTCAGGTGTGATTGGCTTTGATAGTTTCACAGAATCACCTTTGATTACTTCAGTATTAATAACGGATACATTTTCCTTTGAAAAAAGGGGTAACATATCACTTATTTTTACAAGTAATGAAACAAGTAATGATACTGTGAATAACATTACAGAGAATCCAATGTAGAATAAAGTGTGGAATGGATGTTTCATTTGACTTCGTGTAAAATTTTTTGTAGTGAACTTTGAATGTTAGATGTAATTTGTCTTTCGAACTCGTCTCTACGTTTTTCAACCTCGGTATCAAAATAATCAATCAAATAATTCCACGGTTTGTCTGTTATATAAACATCATAGGCATATACGTGGTTAATAATCTTAACTCTGTGACTATCCAAAATGATAAATATATCAGATTTTTCACTTTTAATATAACGTTTACCACTTCGAGGAGTCAGAAGTAAGGTACTCTCATTTTGATTAATTAACCTTTTACAAATAGCAATCGAATCCCTTTCGTAAACAGATTTATCGTAATCTGTTTGAAGTAAACGAAAAACTCTTAAAGATTGTTTCTGAATAAATCTACGGAATTTGTGGTAGTGGTTTTTCATGAGTAGTTATTTAACTACAAATATACAACAAAGAAATCAATTCACAAAATTAACAATAAGCACCTGAACATCTTTTCTTACCGTCAAGACCAGGTTGTTTTCCTTTACAGACTTGTACTGCGTATCCATTTGCATACGCTGAAGGGTAAACATCATACTTAGCCATAGCAGCTGACTTACCTCGAGCACATAACTTAGTACCCGTTTTTTTTCTACCTTCCATGACATCAACATTCATTTCCATGTAATCTTGATTATCTTCACCATCACCTTCAATCTCATTCATGAAGAAATCAAAGATTTGATCCATATTCTCTTTAGCGCTAGCAACGTGATCTTGTGCCCAATCATGCCCATTCTCTATTATTTGATGAAGAACTTCTTTATCCATATCCAATAACATATCGGCTTGTCTTTTGATTTGTTCAAGATTCGAAAAAAACATGTATCTGTCATTTTCATGTTCTGCCTCTTGTAGAACACGATTAACTAATCTTTTTAAATCTGTTTCGGTAAGTTTTACTATTTTTTTCATTTTTTGTTTACGATTTGAAACTGTAATGTGTCTTTATAAATATCTTTTTCACCACTTGTATTCACTTGTATATCTACAAAGTACTCATTTGGTATTTTATCCCTCATGTCAAACATGAAGTAGTATTCATTCGGCGTTCTGTTCACAGGAGTCCAATCTTGTACCTGTACCTCTGTTGTACCCTCTCTCACATATACTCTGTAGTAAATGTCGATGTTTGGTATTTGTACGTTTGTAGACCATTGTTTTTTAACAACAACCCCCACTTTACGCATTTCATTGTTAAGAATCTTTTCGTTTTGAAGAATACCATAGAAGTCAAAACCAAACTTTTCAGGTTCACGAGACATAGGTCCTATGTTAATACCTGCGGTGTATGGTTGGAGTATAAACTGATTCTCAATGTTCGGGATAGATTGTCCGTTAATGGTCAGTCCTGTCCATAGATCATAATAAAGGCATGGTGTTGGAGAAGTTGTGAAGATATTCGGTACGGTTACCTCATATACTCCTTTTGTCACCAAACATGTTGTAAGACCTTGTCCACCAGCGTAAGGATTACCATTAGCATCTAAGATATTAACACCTGGTAAGTTGTCCAAGTTAACGTAATCTCCATTTTGGTAGATGTATAGGTAAAGTTTGTTTGTTTGATTCTTTAGGAATGTGTTTCTATCATCTTTTATAAGGTCGTTGTAGTTTGTCTGTAAGAAGGGTTGATAGAACGTCTGTGTGTATTTGGAGAAGAATCCTACACTGTATGCTGAGGTTAATCCCGTTAGAGTTTCCAAATCAGGCATATAGGCAACACCCCACCCTGTAACACCTGTTAACGATCCATCGAGTATTGCGTTTATTTCGTTTGTCATATTAAACGAAATGTCTTCGTTACCTAGTTCAAAGTGTTGGGTGTCGACAATGGTAAGGGCTGAGTAGTTTAGACCTGCAGTTGCTCCTGTTTGTGTGTTAATGTTGTCGTATACTCCAGGTACAACCCAATTTGATACGGTTGTTGTTTGATACCAGTTTGAAGGTCTGGTAGAAAACATTTTGTCGTTGAACTGTTGAACTGTAGTTAGGGATCCGGCAACACCATTTTGGGTTGTTCCAAAATCGTTGTAATCATATCCAACCCCTTCATCCCAAGATTGTGGGTTACCTGTAGATCCCGATGTTTTTGGTATTCTGAATAAGATTAAATCAAATGACGTGGCACGTTTTCTACCCGTAGACATGTTTGTGTTTAACAAGTCATCATCGAAGGATGATGTGTTAACCATGTTAAGGGTGTGAGTCATTGCTGAGGTACAACCTGTTGAGATAACACCTGAGGATATTTGTTGTTGTAGGTAGGATAGGTCTAAATCAAAGATGAGTCTTGTAAAACCAAAGTTTGGTACAATAAGATCTGATGCACCAAAGTTTAACTCCACAACAGGATTGCGAGCGGTGTTGGTATATAAGTTAGAAATTAGTGTGTTATTTCTACTAAAATATGATCTTAGAATGGACATTTACTACCTTTTAGTAATAAATATCAATTTAGTCTAATATATTGACTTAACACCTTTTGATATGCCGCATTTAACTCAGAAAGTAATCCTGAAACGGTGGATCCGTCTTGAGTTACTGTGATGGGGGGTTCACCAGGGAATCCGTGTTCGTGACTAACCAAGAATCTCACTATGAGGTTTAAAAGTTCTAATAATTCCTCACCACGTACAGCACTTGATGTTCTTGGGAATATCTCTTTGACAAACTGTTCCTCTTGTATTCCGTACAAACTATTCTCAAAGTTGATTTTTTGTTTTCCCGGTATTTGAGAAAGTG